CGAATATATATTAATCCAATCTGAGAATTACGGATACTTCTTCGCTAGATGGACCAGCTATTCGAATATTAATGCTTTCGTTTAGCTTGAATTTATCGAACTGATCTTGCACAATTATGTTAGAGATTGTTCCTTGAAGTAGGGCCCTTGGTGCGTAATAGTTTATGCCTCTATGTTGTGCGTTATGAAAAATTAAATAACCTAGACTGCTTGTTATTGTGACACTTACGGTTACGTTTGAATCTATTATTAATCCGTTTAGTTTTCCGTCGATAAGATTAGTATCAAAATCTTCTCCAGTATTAATCTTGAATCTATACTCTCTTTGCTTTGGTATGTCTATTGTTCCGATACATTCATCCTCCTAACTATTTGATGCCTATCGGTTGTTTGTTTGTTCTCTCCAGTTACTCCTTTGTCTGGTAAAGTATGACCTCGGACTGCTGGGTCTGTACCCCAGAATGCATTTGATTGTCCTAGGTTCTTTTGCTGGATTGCAGATGGACCTAATTTAGGAATCACTTGTGTGCTTACTGAACTTCCACCTCTTACTGGATATTGAATGTCGCCTGAGTATCTATCGTATACTATTCTTTGCTGTGTTACTGGATCTATGAATATCATTCTTCTAGAAATATTTTCTGTTTTTGTTTAATTTGTTTTTGGATGAATTCGTGTAAGCATTGCCCACATACCCACATATCATTCATTAAAGAGAGTGCTGGGTTTTCTTGACACTTACAACATATTGGTCTATTCTCTGCTGTTATTTGAACCATTATTCTACCAACCCGACGATGGAGCTTCTGCACATGACATGCATCGGAGGCATATTTACGCCAGGCATTCCATCTTTAGTTAAGAAAACTTGACCATTTAGACTTTGGCATATTTCAGATGTTCGTTCGTCTAGAGCTGCTAAATATCTATAAGTAGAAACATCATTCTCTATGTAAATATCTTTTAATCCTGCGTTTGCGAGTCTGACAGTTTCAGTTCTGGCAATTGTTACTGGTCGTCTTCCGGCTTCGAGTGTTACCTTTCGGCTTCCATCTTCATCGAACTTTATTCTGTCTTTAAGTGGTATTGTGTTTTTAATATCCTTCTCAATTTGTCGGATTGTTTTATTTTTTCTGAATCCGTCTTTGAGGACGATCCTTAATTTCTCGATATCCTTTCTTGGCAATAATCCTTCAGTTATGTCTTGTTCCGTTATCGCTAACAAGTCACCAAACTTTTCTGTTCGTAAGTTTTTTAGTATCTTGACTAGGTAATCTGAATAATTGAATCCTGCTATCTCTTTTAGGTTTACATATTTGGCTACTGTTAATTCTCCTAATTGGCTCTCTGTTAGTTTCTCTATTTTTGGACTTGGTTGTATTACTTCTTTTATTTTAACTTCCTCTTTTTGATTAGCTGTCTTTTTAGCGCCTGGTACTTCTGGTTGTTTAATCTTAGTTTCTTCTTCCTCTCTGGCTAAATCCTTTTTTAACTCGGCCTCTTGTTCTTCGGCTTTCTTACGAGCATCTTCTGGCGTTGGTAACATATCTACTACATCTAGTTCTAAGATTGTAGCGTATTGTATTTCCAGTGATGCCCTTAGCTCTGGTGATAAATCGAATAATCCTAGCATCTCTTTAATCTTTGTTAGCCTTTCGTTCTTTTCTTCTTCGCCTGGGAGTTCCCATGTGAATTTAACCTTCATGTCTAGTTCTGGTGATTGGCTTCTTAGGAATGGTCTTAGTATCTTATCCTCGATTACTTCTTCTACACTGGTTCTTATTGAGTGAATGAATCTTAAAAATCCTTTATCGTTTACTTTTGCTAATCCTTCTGGGTTGTTTCCTACACCTACTAGACTCATTGGTATCTTCATTCCTAGTGCTAATTGTTCTAAGTCGTGCTCTGCAGCTTTGACTAAGTTATCTCCTACTCCTGAGAAATCAATTACTTTCATTTCTACGTTTGAGTCTGTTACCCATTCAGTTGAGTTAGTCATGTATTCTAATTTTGCTTTGAAGTCGTCTATATCTTTTGTTCTGACTTTGGATCCTGGTTGACCTAGTCTAACGTGAATCGGTGCGCCTGCCTTTCTGGTTAATAATTTATGATAATCTAATTCAGATCCTGCATAGTTCTCGATTGTTACTCTATTGCTCCAGACTAACCCTCTGCCGTATGGATCTGATGGCGCTTTGTTGATTTGGAGATGTGCTATCTGATTTGGAGTGAATGGTATTGGCTTTGATTTTGTTAAGAATAATTTTAATTTACCTTTGTATTGATTGTACTCCATGACCTTCCCTTTATTGTTTCGCTTAACATACATGTTGTTTGCCTTGAGGACTCTTATCTTCTCGATGTTCTTTAGATCCTCTAAATCGAGTTCCATGAATCCGTTTCCCTTAGATACAGCCTCTTTAATCCATGGCCTTATCTTTGTCTTAAAATTAGTTTCATCTACAAAGCTATCTAGTAATGCTTGGGCGTTGTCATCTTCTACTTCTATGTCAAAGTCTCCGATGATTGCGTCTGTAATCTTATCTACTAATGCGTCGGCTATTCCTATGTTGTTTAGAATTTTATCTACTTGGTCGAAGTCGAATGGATGTACTGCACCCAATCCTTTAGGGAACATCGTTGGTTTGTCTTCTGTCTCGCCTTTGAATGTCTCTTGGATGATGTTTGCCCTATTTTTGAATTCTTCTGCAGACACAGCCATATAACAAGATATTTCTTCTTTCTTCTTCGCCATTGTTTTATTAGTTAAAAATGGTTTATATTTGTTGATTTATGGAATATATATTAGAATTTCAAGCAATGTATGGAGTGTATGTCTCCTCTAAATCAAAATAACAGCGCATCATCATTGCGTCTGAATAATCTGTGCTTCGGCCTAGCTTCTCCTTAATCTCATCTTTGCCGAGTATCTCTATTTTACCATCTCGATCTATGTTCTTTTGGGCTATCTGTTCTAGGTCTTCTATGATACCCTCCTTGATTTCCAGTGGAACCTCATAGCATCCAATTTCACCATGATTAATCTTGTCTGCTAGCTTAAAATAACATTGAGTCTTTAAGTTCCTGTAATTGTGAATCTTCTTGGAAAATTCTGTTTCTACCGGACTTGAATTATTAATGAATCCATTAACGTTCTCCATGAAGTCTACTACTCCGCCACCTACACCATCTTCGTCTATTATGATATTGCTTTTTGGTATTCTGTATTGCTTGGCTAAATCATTCAATAAATCTACTACTTCCTTAATTGAGGACTTAGGTAAGCTTACAATTTTCTCTATTAACCAATCTTTCCAGACTATTGCTACTGTTTTATCTGCTCCGAATCGGGCCACATCACAACTAATATACGCATCGTGTCTTGTTGGTAGAATATAATCTTTAGTAAAGATGTCTAAGATTTTATCGTATTCGAATAGCTTAGATGGATCGTCATCATATTCAAAGTTACCGTATAACAGTCTTTCTCTTGTTATTTTGTCTGCGTTTCTTAATTGTTTTATATATTCTGGATCTAAATATGGATTGTCTGTTGCTAGCGCAGTAATAAATAATCTATGGGTTGGTAGTTTGCCTTCTTTTGATGGTTTGTAGTATCTGTGGTATACATGATTCTTAGATGGATTGAATGTCTCAAGTATCTTCGGAATAAGCCCGTACTCCTTGTTCTTAGCCCTTCCTAGCCGAGTTTTCAAGATTTCTATGGATTGTATGTCGTTTTCGTTAGATTCGTCTACAAAGGCTCCTGTTAGCTCTAGGCCACCAAACCTTGTGTATAGTGGGTCAGATGGCTGATGGCTCATATCCATTAAGAATATCATTGAGCCGTTTTGTAGATGGAATATGTTTGTCTGTGAGTTAAGCGTACCTATGTCTTCTGTCTTCATGCCTAGTATCTGTATTACTTGAAAGAAAGATAGAAGTGTTGTTTTCTTTAGGTTTGTTAGTTCTCGTCTGCCGATTAACCACTTAGTTTCTGCATATTTGAGGGCCTGGGTTAGTATCCAGAAACAACCAAGTATAGATTTACCACCTCCTGCACCGCCTCCGTATCCTATTTCTTTGTGTTTGTTATCAATTAATTTAAGATAAGCGTATGCCTGTTTGGGTGTTAGTTCGAACTTCGGCATAGTCTTTCTCCTATGGCCCTAATCACATTAGTAGTAACTGCATTTCCCATTTGTTTGTATCTTTGTGAGTCTGACATTTTTACTTTGTTTCCTTTTTCATCAATTCCCCATTCGTTCCAGTCGTCTGGGAATCCTTGTAATCTGCAACATTCAACTGGTGTAAGTCTCCTGATTTGGTAGCCTTCTCTAACTCTGATGGTATTGTGATGTGGTTCTGTGAGGGCTGGGCTTCTGTCTGTGTGTTCTTTTTTATTGTAGAGGTCCATGATTGCGACTCCGTGAATGTCTTGTCCTGTAAGTGTGAATGATGGTTCTCCATCTTCTTTGAATCTTCTTCCGTTCTGTCGCATATTGATTCTTCCTGGTGTAATGACTGCTCTGATTTTTGGTTGCCTATTCCCCCCTTGGGCTGTGTTGAGTGCTGGGCTGATTCCGTCTTCTCCATAGATTCTGTTGTTTGAGTGGGTTGGATTGTTGAGTTGATTGATTTTATTAGTCTTTGCGTTGATTCCGTCGACTTTGATATATGGACTTCTGTGTGTTTGAGCTCCGACTCTTGAGTCGATTATGCATATATTTTCGGTTTGTGTGGTCTCTCCATTGCTCTCATTAACCCGGCAGTCATCTTCTCCGAAAGGTAATATTTGGGGTCTACGTTCTCCTCTAAGACTTCCGATAATGAACGACCTTTCTGCATCTTGAAGTATTCTGGACTCGTAACAATTAAAAGTGTCTGTCCTAATTCTGTTTTCTGTTTTATCAATGACTCTTGCATATTTTGTATTCTCCTTTATTAGTATCAAAAAAGACAACATTTCTTTCCATGAGCTCCTTGATGATTTTCTCAAAGCTACGGTGAGACTTAAGATGCTCATTAACAGTTCTGGATAAGTATAAGTTTTCGGGTCTGTTGTCTCGTTTGTCGCAGTTGATGTGGTGGATTTGTTCAGTTCGCAATAACTTTCTTCCAATATGTTGTTCAATAATAAGGCGATGTTCTGCCACATATCCTCTTCCTTTAACTCTAATATTTTTTCTTCCGTTGGAATCGTAAGCCCATCCTTTTTGCTTTTTTCTTTTAATTTTGGGTTTCGGCTTATTTCTTTCAAGATTAAATAACCCAATACCCAGTCTTTCGATTTGGTTTCTTGTAGCTTTTTCACTTCTTTTAAGTTTTGTAGAAATAATTGAAACAGGTAATCGAGAATAGTTCTCTTTAATAAACTCTTTTTCTCCGTCTTTCCATCTTCTACAATTGCGTTTATGTGCCATCCTGTGATTATAACTCTCTCTCTATTTTGAGGAACACCGAAGTTCTTTGAGTTGAGTATTTCATAATTTACTATATACCCCAGACTATTTAAAACCTCTGTTATTGTTCTAAAAGTCTCCCCTTTGTTGTGATTGAGTAAGCCTTTGACGTTTTCAAGGAGTACAGTTTTAGGTCTTTTAACTTTAAGAATTCTTGCAACTTCAAAAAACATTGTACCTCGAGTGTCTTCAAATCCTCTCCTGTTTCCAGCGATTGAGAATGCTTGGCAAGGAAATCCTCCACAGAGCATATCAAAGTCTGGTAGGTCGTGTGGGTTGATTTTAGTACAATCGCCCCAGTTTTTGATTGTTGGGAATTGGTATTTAAGGACTTGGGATGAGTATTTATCCCATTCGGACATTCCGACACAATTAAACCTATTCTGTCGCTTCTGAGTGTTGGACTGTTCTCTTTGTATATTCTCGCTGGGCGGTCTTTGTAGAAGTTCTCTATTATCGTTGGTTCCACTAATAGATTGTTTTGGTGCCAATAGTTCTTGCTCATTGCCGGGGCTTGGTCCTTCATTCCTCCTTGATTGTATCCCCTGGGTCTTTGATAAATCATTGGTTCTTTCTGTGATAATGTTGGACTTATCTTCTCTGAGTTGTAAACCCTCCGAGTCATTTCGTATTCCACTTCCTTCTCGCAAAACTCCATCACTTGTTTGTCGAATCGATTGTCCAGATTTAATATCTCCTTTAATTTCTCCCATATCTCTGGACTCGGTATTGCTCGACTCTTGTCTGTCCTGAAGTAGTGCTCTGTCTGAGTCTTTGGTATCTGTAATTTCTCCGTTATCTGTTGGATTGATAGATTCTTCTTGTCCTTGAGATATCGATTGATTTCCACAGGTGTTTCGTGAGACCTCTTCTTCGCAATAATATTTACCATCCCTATTACTTGCGGCTTCAAGTCCATATTCAAAGCCACCCAACGCCAGTAAACATACTAAAGTATTTAATTTCCATCGGCTTCACCCCCTACGCCAAAGTTCTTATGGACTTCATCAAACTTTGAATGGCATGATTTACACATTCTTTTATAGTCTTCTGGGTCGGCATAGTTCCCAGTGATGTTTGCCCACTCATATCTTTTGGCAGTTTCTGTTCCACAGACCTCACATTTATTTGGTGTTCCTCGGGCATTAGTAACTCGATAATGTAGCGCTTTATATCCTGCCCTATCTCCATTCCACGAATCATTGTTTGCACCAATTTGATTTCTCTTTTTAGCAATTCTACACTTAATTCCTTCTTGTTTAAATCTTGACCATATAACCTTTTGAGTTGTATTGAGTAATTTTGCGACTTCCCTTTGAGTCATTCCAGAATCATATAGTTCTTTGGCCCTCACGAGATTCACTTCTTGTTTTGTATATTTATTTACCATCTCTTTATTTTTACACGCATTGGTGGTTTTTAAAACTTTCCTCCGACTCCGGTGAACATGGAGAAGTATCTGATTTCATTGTCCATTTGGTACAGCCACCTGTTCAGCTTTTAAAAATTCTTGAACCCCTTCTGGTATGATTATCTGGATAGCATTGTCTGTTTTAGATACGTTTGCTATGTTTATTTGGTTGTCTGGTCGTTCGATGTAACCTCTTGCTTTACCTCTACACTTAAGGAAGAAGATTGTTGCTGCTGTGTTCTTTTCCTGCATCATCCTAAATAATGATCCTTCTGCGAAGTCTAAGGCTATGTCATCTATATGGTCTACTTCTAGTTTGTACTCTGGGTCGTCTTTTAACCATTTGTAATGTGTCATCCTACTGATCCCTACTTGTTTACATGCATGTGTGACTACGCCTAACTGTGTCTTTAACTCCTCAATCATTAGTTTCTTTTTACCTCTCATTTGTCATCTTTTGTCAATTTAACAACTTTGTTTCCAGTGGAGTCTTCCCATCTTTGGATTATGTGACTACAGAATACTGGGTCTAGTTCTATTGTGTAACATACTCTGTTTCGTTCCTCGCACGCCATCAGTGTGCTTCCACTTCCTGCGAATGGGTCCAATATGCTATCTCCTACCTTAGAACTGTTCACCATGGCTCTAATGGCTAATTTGGTGGGTTTCTGAGTGGGGTGTATGTAATCTTGTGAATTATCCTTCTTTATATCCCACATTGTGCTTTCTTCTTTGATTTTCTTGACTAATCTCTTTAGTTCTTCTATGGTCATTTTTTCTGGGTCTAGTGTGTTTAGGATCGTTCTGTTTGATCGTGTGCCTACAAATAATGGTGCTTCGCCTATTCTGCATCCATAAAATAACGGTTCGTGGCACCAATGATAGTGACTTCTACCTAGCACATGATGTTTATTCCATATTAATTGCTGTTTTATTTCGAATCCTGCGTTGTTTAAGGCCTTTTCGAATATGATTTGGTTAGATGATGAGTGAAATACATAGATGGATCCGTTCTTGATTAGGTGTTGGTTGACTTGCGTGAAGGAATCGTTTATTAGATTGTATAGGTCATCTCCTCTTAGGTCGTCTCCTTCGATTACATCCCACGTTCTATTATTTCCTCGTTTTGGGCTTTTGCGACCTTGGTTACTTATTCCTGAGTAGCTTACTCCGTATGGTGGGTCTGTGAATACACATTGAATCGATGTTCCTTTTGGTATTAGGTTTAGGTATGTTTCTTCCTTTGTGCTGTCTCCGCAGATTATTCTGTGTTTGCCTAGTTGGTATATGTCTCCTGGCTTTATGTCGTATTTTGGTTCTTTTTTGCCTTGTGTTGATTCTTCTTCTTTGAAGTCCATTATTTTATCTATCTCTGCTTCTGTGAATCCTGTTAAGTTTAGGTTGTCCATGGATTCGAACTCTGTCTTTAATAGTTCCCAGTCCCATCCGGAGTATTCTTGTGACTTGTTATCCATGATTCTGAATGCCTCTACT